ATTTCTCCTAATTTACCTTCTTTTAATGTCTCATATACATTAGCCATATAATTTTCTGATGCCTTTTGTTGTTGTGCTTGTTTCATTTGTTGTTCTTGTAACTTTCTACCAACAACAGCTTCAGACATTTTATCTAATTTTGGTTTGAACTTACTTGCTTGTTTTTCAAGCTTTCCTAAATCCTTCCAAATTTCAATTTCTTCTTCAATATCTTCTATAGTTCCATATCCTGTAGCAGTTAAATATTCTCTTATAATATTTTCTTGACCAGGTACACTCTTAATATCTAATGATCTTGTCTCTTCAACTTGAGCTAAAGTTCCAAATAGACCTTTAAGATCTTGTCCACCATCTGCAACATATCTAGCTGCAATCTGTAATTCTTGTGGTAAACTATCAAAGAATTGTTTTGGTGTTTCTCTTCTTACTTTATTACCTCTCTCATCCATATTAGCTTGAATGAGTTCTTTCCAATCTTTTGCAGAATAATCATCTAAATCTTTATCATCATCAAAAGGAACAATTTGATCATCTTCAATCATTTTCTTGAAGACATCAGTCATTCCTTCAATTCTCTTTCTACCTTTAACAGTTGATTTTTCTTCTTCATCTTCTGCTAATTCTAATCCTTCATTAAGAATATCATCAACCTCAGTAGGTGTTACTTCAGGTTTCTTAACCTCTTTTTTTACTTCTTCTTTTGCTTCAGTTTTTACTTCAGCATCAGTTGATTCAACTTTTTCTTCAACTGTTTCAGTAACTTCCTCAATCTTTTCATCAAGAAATGTTAAATCAACATTCCCATCACGTGAAAAAATATTTGGTTTACTTTCTGTTTCTTCTGGTAGTGTAATAGAATCTGCTCCAGGAGCTCCACTAAAGATCTCATCTAGGTTCACATCTACTTGTTCTACACTCGTTGTATCCATGTTTTTTTCTTCTGACATAATATTATTTGGTTTTAATTATTGGTTATTACATATATAATATACTAAAGTTTTTTCTCTAAACCTTATAAATTTGGTAGTTAGTTAAAGATTTTCTGCAGTATATAGCTAAGACTACTTTTTCTTCTTCTTATCTTCCTTTTTTACATCATATTTGTTTTTGTTTTCTCTTGCTATTTGAAGATTTTTATTAGCAATATCACGCTGAGTACTCAATTTTTCTCTATCAATATCTAATTTTTGATTTGTAGCATTGTTTTTAACAACAGCTTGTTCCCTTTTAAAGTTCATTTGTTCTCTGTATTGATCTCTACCACGTATATCTTTCATTGCATCACGGAAATCACTCTCTTTATTTTCATTAATATCTGATTGTGCTCCATATCCAGCTGCTCTTATTTCAGCAACAGTGATATCTTTCTCAATTTCAGCTTGTGCTTTTTCAGATTCAAATGCTCTTTGTTTCTCTCCTTCTTCTGCCATAGCAGCAGCTTGTTGTTGTTGCATTTGTTGCTGTTGTTGCATTTCTTGTTGTTGCATTTGTTGTGATTTAACTTCAGCATCTTTAAGTATATCTGAAACTTCAGCAATAGAATCAGCTTTAAGTACATTACCAAGATCATAAATGCTTGCTCCTGTAGTATTATTTGTAAGTGCCATTTGCTTTAATTGCTCTAATGTGGCTCTATGATTTGTTTTAGTAGTACAGAAAACATTAAAGTCTCTAAGTAAAAGATCTTTTCCATCTATAGTAAAATTGACTTTTTCTGCTTCAGATGTTAAATATGTTAATCTAACAGAAGGATTAGTACTATGATAATGTTGAGCTAAATCCGTTCTCATTTCATGAACTCTTGGCATTAGATAATCTGAGTGTTGTACAAAATATGTCTCAGTTTGTGCATATGATTGTTGCATTGCTTGAGTAACACCTGTTGCTGTTTGTTGATCTACTGGTCCTCCCAAACGTTGTGGGTTAATACCAATAGATTCAAATGCCTGATTTTTAAAATGATTAGCTAATTGAATTCTTGACATTAACCTATTTGTTTGTTCTAGATTTAATGTTTGATAATGATTAAAGTTTGTGGCATTTTCTGTATTAGTAATAGATGTATCTAAAGGCATCATACCAAAATCTTTCATTGCTACATATGCTTTAGCAAGATTATTCTTACCCCAATCTTCACCCATTGAATGACGTGGTAAAGCATTTTGATCAAACATAATAACAGTACCTAATTCATCTACTAAAATATCTGCTATCTGATTATTAACCATATTATATCCTATTTGATACGGTTTCATTAAATCAACTAAAGATGTAGATCTTGTATTTCTATCAGAATAAACTCTTCCTTCTACTGGTAGTTTACATCCATATAATGAGTCATCACCTTTAAATTGATATTGTACTCTACCTGGTTTAGTTCTATTAATACCCAAATAAATTGGGTCAATTTCTGAATCTTCTGTATTACCAAATGTTGGAGCATTAGGACCTATCTTAACTCCACCCCATACTTCATTAATCCATATCCAATCAATATGTTCACCTTCAATAACATTTTCTTTTGTTTTTTGTTTAAATAGATGTGTATTATATATAGGTTTTTCAGTAATTTTATATGTATCATCTATTATTCCCTGTATAATTTCTCCATCTGTAGTTATTCTTGTTAAATGACCTACCTTTCTTTGAGTTTTCCAATATGTTGTTGTAACTCTCATCATATCTGAATTACCCCAACTATTTATATCATCTCCTTCATTAAGTATCCAATTTACAATATCAGTACCTTCACCAGGATTATTATTCCAACTTGCATTATATCTTCTATAATCTAATGAATCACCTGTAGTATTCCATTCATGTGATTTTGATCCTATATAATATGAACCATCATTTTGCATACCTCTTAATTGATACTTTGCTGCAATGGAAGGATGTATTTCTTGTAATGATGATAATTGTTCTTCAGTCATAAGATAACCATACTTATCAATAACATCAGCAACAGTCATCATATCACATTTACCGGCAAAGTTTGAATCTGATATATATCTTGAATCAGGAGATTTTTGATAGAATGTTAAAGCAGGGTTCCATAATTCTAGTTGATAATCATCTTCATTCATTTTAAAATGCCAGAATTCTCTATCAGAAATAAGCATATCTCTAAATGCTCTTTCTTCTAGTTCATGCATGTGAAATTTTTCTTCATCAACTTTTAATTGATGAGATGCCCATTCTTCTACTAGACTTCTATAATCTTTTGAGAAAAAATCTTCAATCTCAGGAAGTGTTTTTAAATTTTCATCATCAATAGCTTGTTGAAATTCTTCTGATTGTGGATCAGCACCTTGATTTATCATTTCAATAGTTAATCTATTACGTGCATCAGTTAATAAATTTTCTTCAATCATCATTCTTTTAGACTCTAACATCTCATTATATGATGTATCATCTACAGCTCTAAATTGAACTCTATTATATCTTTTTGAAAATTCACCAGTTAATACATTAATAACATTAGGTATAATTGGGTAGAATTTTAATTCTAATGCAGACTCATCCTCTTTAGTTAATACATCAACAAGCTCTTTATAATCATTATCATCTTCTACAATATAATCAGTCTTATCAATTATACCTTTTGCAAGTTTATAATTCTTTAAAATTTTTCTTGCATTTTTTCTTAAATATTCCATACCCCTTTCCTCTAGCCAATCTAGATTCCAAGCAGACCAATCATCATCTTTTTCTTTTGATGATATAAATTGAAGAGGTTGTGTTAATGAAGCATTTAAAGCAGATTTTTTTGCTTTAGCTCCATTTTTAAGTTGCATTGCACTAAGTACCTTCATAATATTCTATTTCTATTAATTGTTTGCATTTATTAATTATGGAGTTACTTTACCTTCATACTGTTTTAATAAATGTACTCTAGAGGCCTGATACACATATATAAAATCTCCAATTGGATATGTAGATGATGTAAAATATTCAAATATGGATCCTGTTTTATTAATCATTATTTTAAATTTTTATATGGAGATCTTGGCCTGCGTCCCCTATTTGATTTATTTCTTCCTATATTTCTATACGCTCCTATATTTAATTTACGGAATTTTTGTGTGTTATCCAACATTTCTAATGACTTATCTCTCTCTTTACGTTTTATATACCCTCTGTTTGCTTGTTGAATTTTTGAAAAAGCCACAAGTGCAGAAAATGAAACAAGTCTATCCACATTCAATCCTACATAATAATGAGACATTTCAACTAATAACATCTTATCAGGAATTCTTTCTACACCATATGTTGTTTTATATATTTTACCGTCTTCTCCTATTTCTTCATCTATAGATTCTCTTATAAATTCTATTGCATATGAAATAAGATGACTTTTAAATAATGTACCTGTATTTTTCCATCCATATTCTTGAAATACATTTGCGTTTGATCCTAAATCTTTTAAAAAAACAATCTGTGATCTTGGTACCAAATACTTTTGTTTCTTTTCAGAAATCATATATTGAATGAATAAGGATATATTATTCTCAACTAATGTCCAAGCATTATACCATTCTATAATTAAACATAATTGTTCATGTGTTTTATTTATATCATCATATCTACCACACCATGATGCAACAATCTTATCACCTTCAACAAAAGTTTCTAATCCTTCTGATGTTTCTTTTGTAACTTCAACAGGATTTTTATATACAAAAATGCTACATAAAGAGTCTGATGTAGTTGTCTTTCCTTCTGACACAGGGTCAATGGAAGCATAATATGTTCCAAATCCAGGATCTTTAATTGGTCTCTCCCATACAACTAATACACCGGTTTTGTCTTCTCTTTTTTTATTAACTGGAAATTCATTTATAGGAAGTTTATTTGATTTAGATGCTTTTATAACACCATGATCCTTTTCCAATTTAATATGTTCATATGAATATTCTTTATCTTCAACACGTTTAATCTGTCTAGAAACATATGCTTGTGGAAAGATAGATTCTTTTCTATATGCAAAAGCCTCTGCAATATCTATAGGTTTTTGAGATACTCTTAGTTGATATTGTTCTCCGTCAAGTTCTTTTTTCCATCTTATTCTTTCTTTCTTAATTTCTTTAAGTGCCTCTTTTACTTTAGAATTACCATAATCATCTATAAAAGGAGGCATAGACCATTGTTCAGGAATAAATAATCCTGCTGTACCAATAGTGCCTTTATTATCCATAAGGTTTGTTTCAACACCAAGTATACCATTTTCTTCTGGATATAGTATCATTGTTTTTAAAGGTTTACAATGACTAAGATCTCCAACTGATCCAGCAGCTATAAACATTCCTGTTGTTAACATACCTGATGACATTGCAGGACGTAAATACTCATAAGTCTTATCCATCTTAGGAGCAATACCTGCCTCTTCATGAAAGAAGTAAGTACATGGTCCACCAACACCGGTTGTTGCATTCTTTTCAAATGAACCTCCTTGAATTTTAGACATAAGACCTTTATGTGTTTTTCTATTATTTATTCTAACTTCTATCTTTTGTTCCCATAACAGAACTTTACCTGGATTAGAAGGTCTATACCATGCAGTATGTTCATTAAGAAATGTCTTATATTCATCTAAGAATTTCCATGAACCTTTATCATTTATGTAATCTTTAAGGGCAGCTCCAACTTTAAGTACAGCACCTTCTTCAAACCAATACATGTTTAAGAGTTTACCCATATGAAAGTATGATGATGCTATCTGTCTTTTCTTAAGTATTGCAACATGTTTATGATTTATCTCAGCCATTATTTCATATAATGCCATATGATACTGAGCATCTCTTACTTTTGCAAATCCATATGCTTTTTCTTCCTTGTCATAGATGGGAAGAAAATTTAACCACATATAATAATCTCTTGTTAAATACCAGGTTTTTCCTTTATTATGATATATAACTCCTGTTCTGCATTTATTCTTTTGATCTTCCCAATAGTTATTAAAATCTTTTGATCTAAAAGGTTTATCACAATAATAACCTAAATCATTAAATTTTCTTGCTTCCTCATTAAATATAAAAGATGTAGTATCAAACTTATATTTAGCAGGTTCTTTAAAAATTGAATCAATAAATTCTCTGAAGTCTTCAATTGTCTGAAACTCCGTTTCCTCCCAAACACCATTATTCCATGTTGGGATAATTTTATACATTAATAATAACTGCTAAAATATCTCCTTTTCTTATTAAGAGATGTTTTTCCCCTTCATGATTCATTTCAACAGGATCTGCAAATTGAGCATATTGAATTAAATCTCCAATATTAACTTCTTCTACCTCTTCACCTATTGCAACAATATGTCCCTTATTCTCTTTAGATTGTTGTGCTTCTGGTATATAAATACTTGTATCACCATAAGTTTCTTTTACTGCTAATTGCTTAATTAAAATTCTATTTCCTGTTGGTATAACTTGTTGTGCCATTTTCTTAGTTTTTATAGTTGATCATATGCCAATCCCTGACCGCCACGGACTGTACTTTTTTGTTCTTCCTTCATATCATTATATGCTCCTTTAAATGATTGTCTTATTGCATCAAAATTCTTAGCAGCACTAACAAGAGAATTAATGTTACCATCTCTACCATGCTCAATTTGAGTATTTTCCATATAGTTAGCTAATTTGTCAATCATAGATTTAATTCCCTTATATGCTCTAAAGGTTGGAGTTTCATATAATTGAGCACATTTATCTAAGGCATACATTATTTTTGGACATTCTAATGATTCAGTCATATTAATTTCATTAAGAATTACTTCTTCCTTATCAACTTCAATTACATTAAAGAAAGGATTTATATCAGGATCTGGACATGTCATATAGAATAAATACATATATACATTTAAATAGGTATCTGGATATTCATCCATAATAGATTTTAGAAATTTTAATGTATAACAATGTTCAGTTGGTATTACCTTCCCATTCTGTATATCAAATAATTTTATTAACATATTTTTATTTTTTTCTTAATACTAATAAACTTCCACTTAACCAAAATTTACTACATGAATTTCTTAAGTTTTCAGTTACTTCTTCATCTACTTTATAACCCAAATTTACAAATTTATTTGTAATATATTTTACATCTCTACAATTTACATGACCAAATCCAGACATATCAGTTAAAGCCCAAGTTATAATTAATCCCTTTTTATTATTATTATGTAAGTTTTTAATAAATGTATCTTCATACTTCTTAGGTATGTGTTCTCCAACTT